AATAACCAAAGATTCTCCTGACAATAATGGAGAGACAGAGACGGTAGCGACCTCTGATTCTATTGATGCAGTAAGAGTTATTTTACGATTTCCAGCATTACAAAATATTGAAGACGATGGAGATATTACAGGAACTTCTGTTCAATATAAGATCCAAATGTCAGTTGACGGAGGAGCTTTTGTTGACAGAATCACAGAAACACTTACGGGTCGAACAGGTGATTTATATAAAAGAGATTATGACATCACATTACCTTCTAATTTCAGTACAGAAGTAAAAATCAGGGTTATTCGTTTAACAGATAATTCTGCTGATGCTGCAAGACTACAAAATGAGACATGGTGGGATTCTTATGTTCAACTTACTTATACAAACAATAGGTATCTAAATTCTGCTATAGCTGGTCTTCGTATAGATGCTCAACAATTTCCTTCTATACCTAGAAGAGCCTATTTAATTAGAGGAACAAAAGTAAGAATCCCAAGCAATGCGACTGTTGATAGTGAAACTGGAGCGTTGATTTATTCAGGTACTTGGAACGGTACTTTTCACGAAGCTACTTGGTGCGCTGATCCTGCCTGGTGTCTATGGGATCTTTTGACATCTGTAAGATATGGATTAGGAGATCATATTCTTACTGCGGCTGAAAAAACAAGTTTCAACGGAAATGCAGAACGATTAAATAAGTTTGATTTTTATTCTGCTTCTCAATATTGCTCTGCTAATAATACTAGACCTAATAATCCAAATAATGATTATGGCCCGAATGGTAAGCATGGAATAGCGGATGGTTTTGGTGGCTATGAACCAAGATTTTCTTGTAATGTTTATCTTCAAGGCAGGGCAGAGGCTTTTAAATTAATAAATTCAATGGCTGCTGTCTTTAGGGCTATGCCTTATTGGTCTATAGGTAGCGTTGCTCTTTCTCAGGACAAACCTCAATCAAGTAGTTATTTGTTCACTTTGGCAAATATCACTTCTGATGGCTTTAATTATTCAGGCAGTAGTCAAAAATCAAGAGCAACAGTTGTTGTCGTTAAATATTTTGATAAAACTCTTCGATCTTTTGCTTTTGAAGAAGTTGAAGATGATGCCAGCATGTTTAATGGAATATCAAAATATGGCGCAATTACTAAGAATGTCGAGGCTTTTGCTTGCACGAGTAGAGGTCAGGCAAAGCGTGTAGGTCGTTGGCTTATTTATAGTGAAGCTCAAGAAACAGAAGTTATTAGTTTTACTTGTAGTTTAGAAGCAGGTGTTTTAGTTCGTCCAGGGCAGATTATTGATGTAGCAGACCCGTTAAAAGCTGGTCTTAGGAGAGGTGGTCGAATTGCTTCTGCAACTGCTGGTCAAATAACTGTTGATGGTACTGCTGGAGTAGATACTGATTTACCTCAAGGTTCTGTTGGATATACAAGAACGCTTCATGTTTTGCTTCCTGACGGAACGGTTGAATCAAGAACTGTTAGTAATATCAATGGTAATGTTATTACTCCTAACACTGTTTTCAGCAGCGCACCTAATCCCAATAGCGTGTGGGTATTAGAAACTTCTGGAGGTTCATCTTCTCAAAATCTACAATCAACTCAGTGGAGAGTCGTTGCAGTAGAAGAAGTTGATGATCTTGAATACAGTGTCTCAGCACTTGCTTATAACTCATCTAAATATGCAAATGTTGAATCTGGATTTTCTCTTACTCAAAGAGATTTTAGTAACTTAAATGAGATACCTGCAACTCCTACAGGGTTATTTATTGTTGAACAACTTTATAAACAAGCTGACCAAGTCAAGTCAAAACTTGTTATTTCTTGGGAAGGTGTTTTAGGTGTTAGCAAGTATGAAGTCAGGTGGAGAAAAGACAATTCTGATTGGCATGTTTACACAAAGATTGGAACAAATGATGAGATACCAGATGTCACTGCTGGCAATTTTGAAATTAGAATTTATAGCCTTAATGCTACAGGAGTCCCTTCTACTACTCCTTTAAGTAATACTACCGTTGCGACAGGTAAGGATAGAAGTCCTAGCAGTGTTGCTAATTTCGCTTATACATTAGATCCTAAACTTGGTTTTGTTCTTCATTGGGATAAGTTAGTTGCTGTCTATCCTTATTTTGATGATTTAGATGTCGTTGGGTATGAAATAAGGACAACAGATGCAGAATGGGGATTAGAAAATAATGATTATTATAATTTTGCTTCTCCAGTCGCAGGTGAAAACTTAATAGCAAGAGTTACAGCTAATAGTTATAACCTTGGTTTCACTCCTCCAGGATCTCGATCTTATTACATTAAAGCTTACGACAGTCAAGGAACTTATAGCGTAAATGCAACTTCTCAATCTATAGCGATTGCGGCTCCGCTTTCCCCTACCTCTACAGCCACTATTGAAGGTAATTTTGTAGTTATTAGTTGGACAAAAGTTCAAACATTAGGAAGATATGCGATTGATTATTATCAAGTTTCTAAGAATAGTAACTTCACTACGGTTCTTGAAAGTTTAGATACTACGGTTTACAAGAGAGAAGTTGATTGGACAGGAGCGCAAACTTTTTATGTTAGGTCTGTAGATATAGCAGGTAATTTTAGTACAGCTAATAGTGTCACTCTTCAAAACACGCAAGCATCAAACTATGGATTATCTGTTAATTACGATAGTGGAACATCTGCTGACTTGACTTGGAGCGAAAGAAATGGTGGCACTCCAACGGTCGCTTATCAAATAGCTCATAGTCCAACTTCTATTACTTCCTTTGGAGAAGCTACTGGTAATCAACAAATACAGGGAACAGCTTTTTCATTCCTTGTCAATTGGAATACTGATAGAAGATTTTGGATTCGATCAATTGATGCTCAAGGCAATACAGGTGCAGAAGAATATTTTGATATTTCATTCACTATTGCAAATGCAGTTTCAAACCTTACTTCTACATTTAAAGGAACAACAGGTAATGCCCTCCTTAAAAGTGAACTAGAACTTGCGTGGACTGCCGCAGTAAAAGGAAGTTTAAATATTGAAGAATATGAAATAAGAAGAGGAACTGCTTTTGCTAGTGCTTCAGTCATATTGACGATCAAAGCTTTAGTGGCAACAACACAAGTTGATTGGAATGGAACTCAAAGATTTTGGGTCGTAGCAAAAGATGTTAATGGGAATTATGGAACAGAGACATCTATAGATGCAACGATTACTCCTCCTGCTGCCGTTGGATCTTTTGCTCAAGAAGTTATAGATAATAATGTCTTACTTAATTGGTCTGCTGCTGCATCTGTTTTACCTATCCTTTACTACAACATTAAACGTCAGACTGATCCCAATTTACCTTTAGATACTGTTGCTAATTTCAATAGTCGAGGAAAAGAGATTGGCACTAAGCAGGGATTGTTTACGACTGTTTTCGAGACAATTGCTGGAACTTACACCTATTGGATCGCTGCTATTGATTCTGCTAATAACACAGGGCAACCTGTCAGTATTACTTCAAGTGTTAATCAGCCACCAGATTATATTCTTAGAAAAGATGTAAATAGCATATTTGAAAGTCAACCTTCTGTTCCAACAACAGTAACGAAACAAAATGCGTTTGCAGATCAAGGATTCTTATTCGTCAATGTAGATACATCAAGAACTTATCAAGATCATTTTATTGGTACAGGATCATCAAGTTCTCCTCAGTATCCTCGTTGGAATTCTTTTGGGCCAAATGAAATTTATGGTTTACCTTCTGCTACTACTGGTGATTACGAAGAGATTTTGGATTATGGAACAACACTAGCTGGAACAAAAGTCACTATGACTTTCACAGGAGAGCATGTAGCAGGAGGGACAACAACAACAGCAAAAATTTCGACCAGTCCAACTGGGCCAAGTGACACTCCTGCTGGAAGTTATAGCTGGACAGATTTCCCTTTGGCGGCAACAACAAGTCCGATCATTACTCATTCTGCTTTTGGTACTGCCTTTAGATATATCAAGTTTGAATTTGATTTTGCCAGTGCAGGAAATGATGACTTGTTGAAAGTTACGTCATTAAACATGAGATTAGATACTAAGCAAATCACCGATTCTGGTAATGGGACAGCAAGTGCTAGTGATAGTGGTGGAACAAGTGTTAACTTCAATCTAAGTTTTGTTGACGTTGAATCAATTACAGTAACTCCAAAAGGAAGTTCAGCCCCTGTGATTGCAATTTATGATTTCACTGATACTCCCAATCCAACATCGTTTAAAGTGTTGTTATACAACACTTCTGGCACTAGAGTTAGTGGGGATTTCAGTTGGACGGCAAGAGGTAACTAATGGCTAATTGGAATAATCCTCAACTTACAAGTACATATACGAATTTCCTAGCGGAAGTAAAAGCAAGAGATGACGATATTGCTGTTCAATTTTCTACTGGAACAATTAGCAACCAGCCTGACGGTGCTATCAAATGGGACAGTAGTGCAAATATATGGAAGAAATGGAGTTCTAGTGGAAGTTCTTGGGGTGCTTTAACTGGTACTTATGCCTTCCCAGCAATCACAGCTACCACTGGAGGCTTTAGTAGTAACGTCACAATTACTGGAACATTAGATGCTTCTAGCACTATTTCTGGAGCATCATTTATTCCCGATGGCAGCACGGCTCCTGCAAATGGAATGTTCTTGCCTAGCAGTAATACATTAGGTTTCTCTGTCTCTGGGGGGCAAAAAGCTTCTTTAAATGCAACTGGATTAAAACTTGGAACAGGTACAGCTTCTTGTAAATTAGAAGTTGATGGTGGAATTAAAGTTGCAGGTGGGACAACTCATGGTTCTCATGGATATAGTTTTAGAACAAATGACACAGATGCAGGAATGTTCTCTCCTGCAAATAATGAATTAACCTTCTTAACTAATGGCAGTAGACGACTAACTTTAGAAGGTGACAAGGTTGGAATTAATATTGACAATCCTTTAACTCATCTACATTTAAAAGGTGGTGGTTCAAGTGAAACTACTTTTAGAATTGAAAACAGTGAAGGTTCTTTTAACTTAAAAGCTGACGGTGATAAAGCATATTATTACGCTGATGAGCATATCTTTAGTAGTCAACAAGGAAGCGGTAACTGGGCAACATTAAATGGAACAGGATTAGGAATTAATGTCACACCTAGTTCTTACAAACTTGATGTCACAGGAAACACAAGAGTTACAGGAAACCTAACAGTAACTGGAAATATCACAGGTGTTGTTTCAGGTACAGCCGTCAATTGTACGAACGTAGATATTGCTACAGATAACAACACAAACGCTGACCATTATGTAAATTTCACAAATACGCAGTCTGGAATCCAAAGGATTCAAACGGACGATAGCTTTAAATACAATCCGAACACAAATACTCTTACTGTTTCAAACCTATCTATCGCTGGCAGTGGCGGTGGCATGATCCCTGTTGGTGGAATCATTATTTGGTCTGGAGCGCAAAACGCAATTCCTACGGGATGGGCTTTGTGTGATGGAAGTTCTGGTAGGCCAGATTTAAGGAATAGATTTGTTGTTGGTGCTGGGAGTACTTATAGCGTTGGAGCTACAGGTGGTGACAAAGATGCTTATACAGTTAGTCACACACACACAACTAATTCAACTGGATCTCACGCTCATGGCGTTAGTGATCCTGGACACCTTCACTCTTATCTAAGAACTACTAACTTTGCAAGTGGTGGTGGTGATGCTTCAAACAGACGTGCGCCGTTCCAAGAGACAAGTACAAATACAGCAGGTAATTTTACAGGTATTTCTATAAGCAGTGGTGGTTCTCATAGTCACTCTGTTAATAGCAGTGGTTCTTCTGGAACAAACAAGAACTTGCCTCCTTACTATGCTCTTTGCTACATCATTAAACTTGCTTGAAGTATAAAACTTCTATTCGAGATGATGTCAGTTCTGATTGCTTTGAAGCTGATATAGATTTTACTTTGTTTAAAACAGTTGATTGTAAAAATAATAAATTAAAAAATATCTATGTTAATAAATTAAATCGTTTAAAAAAAGAAAATTTTAATCGAATTAAGATTCCAAGTTTTAGTTATTCTATTGATGGAAATATTGTTTCTTGTTTAGTTGAGTTTATTAAAGGTACTTATGTTTATACTTCAGTTCAAAGAGAATTGATTTATAAAGATGTTGTTTGCCATCAATCAGATTGGACGTTTAGTGATTATCGGGATGCAAATTTTATACTTCAAGAAGGAACAGGAGATATATTTTCTGTAGATTTTCAGTCATATCGTTTTTATCCAAACAAGGAAAAAAGAAAGGTTGCGTGGTTCAACCATATTGAGTCTCTTCGTTGGTTGAAACAAAACTTGTAATAATGTATTTATTGCCTTTGATGGGTGGTAAACCCCTGTGAGGAAAATTCCAAGTAGCAGGAAAAAGAATTAATTTCCCTTGTTCTGGGATCACTTTATGTCCAAAAGCAAATTCAGTTTCACCTCCTTCTTCTACTTCGTTTAAATACCAAATACATGCAACTGTTCTTGTCCATCCTCCTTGATATGTTTGACAATCAATATGCCAATTATAGTAATCATTTGGTCTGTATCTTTTGACGTTATAGCCACTATCTTTAACTTGATCAGACCATAATGGTTTTCCTACTATTTCTGTTGTTTGTTTTGAATATTCCTCAAGATTCTCAGATAGTGATGTAAAAAGAGTTTGATCAATGCCTTCCCACTCGTCTAAATCACTAATAGCAAGATCCATTGATTTCTTCAACTCAGGCATTACTTGGCCTGAAGTTGTTATCCCTGCGGCCTTTCTGTCGTCATGCCTAAATTTTTGAATAATGTCTTCGCATGTTTTTGAAGTTAAAGCATTATTCTTTTCGTATATAAGGTCAGTGAAACTTTGAAGCATATAATAGGTATATTGGGTCTAACCTAAGCAAGATCAGCGAGGAAAGCAAGTGGCAAACAGGAAGATTACAGACCTAACTGCTTTGACCACAACAGCAGTTGATGATGTTATACCCATAGTCGATATTAGTGAAACGAGTAATTCGACAAAGAATAAGAAGATAACGGTTCAGAATTTTTTTGCTGGCACTCCTTCTCTTAATTTAAAACTTGCTGATGGCACAGCATCTGCACCAAGTATTGCTTTTACAAGTGCGACATCAACAGGTTTATATCGTAGTGCGGTAAATGAATTATCTATAGCAACCAATGGTGGTCAAGCAATCAAGGTAGAAGCAAATAATAAAACCACAATTTATGGAGATCTTGTAGTTACTGGTGGAACTACAACGATTTCCTCTACTCAGATTGATGTAACAGATAAGAACTTGCAGCTTGCTACAGGCAATAGTTCTGATTCTGGAGCAGATGGAGGTGGTCTAACCGTTAAGGGTTCAAGCGATAAGACTTGGAATTGGGTTGATAGTACAGATGCTTGGACAGCTAATCAGCATATTGATGTTACGACTGGAAAGGTTTTCAAGATTGCTGGAACAACAGTTCTAAACGCAACAACATTAGGAGCTTCAATTGTTAATAGTTCTCTTACTTCTGTAGGAACTCTTGGAGCATTGACAGTTACTAACGCTGTTACCGCAGGCAGTTTAGATATTTCTGGTGGGGCTGATATAGATGGAACTTTAGAGGCTGATGCTTACACAGTTAATGGCACAGCATTAAATGAATATATCGCCGACACAGTTGGGGCGATGGTTTCTAGTAACACTGAAACTGATATTACTGTCACCTATCAAGACGCAGATAACACTCTTGATTTTGTTATTGGCACATTAAATCAAGATACGACTGGTAATGCTGCAACAGCGACTGCCTTAGAAACGGCAAGAACTATAGGAGGTGTGTCATTCAACGGAACTGCGAACATCAACCTTCCTGGTGTCAATCAAACGGGAAATCAGAACACTACAGGCAGTGCGGCAACATTAACCACAGCGAGAACGATAGGTG